ATCTAATCCTTCTAGTTCTTCCTCGGTTTCACCTTCGTTAAGTTTACGTCTGGTGAGCCTTGACGCGGGTACTCTGTAGGCGAGCTCCGTTTTCGGCCGGTCCATTCCGTCTTGTATTGGTTTGAAGAAAAAGGGGTAATTGCTAGAAATGGGTACAACTTTATCTGTGAACATTTTCTTTGCGTCGGCGCCAGATTTGGACAATATCCCAAACCGTGAATCCGTTGATATTGTGGCCATATTAACTGTCTCCCCAGACGCCATGAATGAAAATCCTGAACGTCTATTCTTGAGATACGACATTCCATAACACCTCTTGTCTGCTTTACAAGCTTCCCAGAATATGAAGAATAGTCTGTTTGACTCTCTATAATCTGCTGCCCCAACATCAATCTTGGACCATTGCAAGTACATGTAATGAGTACCAGTAATGTAAGTCGGATTGCCATTGTTATAAAACCAAAAACCTTTTTCTCTTTTTTCAAACTCTTTGTCTATGTATTCGTACCACTCTTCTTTAAAATCAGTTGGATATTTTTCCCAATCAAAAACACTCTTTATCTTAGATAGTTCTTTTGGATATTCCAACTTCGTCCAAACTTGATCTTTTTTATCCTGAGAACATTTGTGAACGTTCTTAGGTTTTAACGGTAATGCTATTTTTAAGTTTTGAATCTCTATGATTTCACCTATAGTTCCATCGCTACTTATTATAACTACATCATACTCAGGGTTATAGCCTTTTTCCCACTTTTTGTATCTATTATTTCTTTTGAGTACTGCTGGCTTTATATGATCTTTTACAGTACGTACTAGCGTTTGCTTATACATTACTTAGATCTACCTTCAGCAAAACCTCTAAAAGATTTTTCTTGTTTAACATCTTTTGGTTTTTCTTCCAAAAGCTTTTCTTCCTCTTCTATTCTACTAAGTATTTCAAAAGCATCGAAAATAGCTAGCTTCTTTGTAGCTGCAGCGTTTTTTAATCTATCAGCAGATATATCATCATCTGAGTCAACTATTTTTTCTTTAGCTACTTGAATTAATTCCTCAACTGCTTTTTGCCCAGCCAGGATTATATTCTTTTTCGTCTCCTTTATATTCATACTTTAATAAAATATCATTAGATTCCATACAGTAAAGTCGTTGATCATCAACTATGAACTCAAACTCTCTATTGCTTTTGAATCCAAGTAAGTCTCCTTCGGCTATTTCTAGCGCTTCTAACGAGCTATTACCAATTTTTAGTATACCAACATCCTTACGCTCTTTATCCATTGAGAAACTATCGTTATTCTCTATTGGCATTAAGAAACATCTGTTACCTACAGGTTTCCATTTACCATTTCTTTTGTATAAATAAATTTGATCTGGTTGGCAAAAATAAAGATTTTCCTTAAAAAGTTTACTACTGTCTACAGCTTCTCCTTTTTGATTGTAATATCTTCTAAATACGTTGTGGTGAATTATAACAATGTCACCAGGTTGTATTAATGTCTTTAGTGATAATGGTACAGTTATTACTTCTGCTGTTCTACTTATAAACTTAAAATTTTCTATATTAGAATTAAGTATAAGTTTTTTACCATTAACATCTATATCATTTTTATATCGTCCTTCTATAGGTTTAACTATAAAGTCAAAAACACTTCTCATTAGTATTTTAAATCATATTCAACGGATATAGCCATGTTAGAATTAAATTTCTTCCATGGCAATATCTCATTGTCTTTTTTTATATGTATACTATAAGAATTCTTAGACTCATCATAAAGTATGTGTGATATTTCGTGACCACCATATACTGATTGACCCAATGCATAATGCATCGCATCGTTTTTATAATCAGAACCTATACTAATTTTTCTTATAATAGATGACATAATTACTCTGCTGAAGCTTCTTCTTGTTTAACTTCTTCAAAACTACCGTCCTCTAGATTAATTGTAATACTTCCGTATTTATTTTCTAGCTCAGACTTTTGTTTTTCAACATCAGAATTGATTTCTGCAATCGCGTGTAATAAAGAGTGCTTTTGAGTTTCTAAAAATCCTACCTGTGAAACAGATTGGTTTAATTTACCTTGCAACTCTTTTAATAATGTTAATTCTTCTTCTGTGATCTTGTTTTCCATTTGATTTAATTTAATTGTTTTAGACATTTTATTTATTACTATTTATTATTACCTGATTGTTTAGACTTTTCCCAAGTCCTTCCTACAAAGTAAGCACCGTATACCGTTATTAATAATGACTGAAATATAGGTATGTATTGCGTAGCAACTTTGAACCCACCAATATTACCATCAAAAAAAGATAACACAGTGAAAATTATAGTTAAGTATATTAGAACTAGTGGCCGAATATTTTTCGATAAGTAACTATCACTAGCCATATCAGCCTTCCAACGATCAGTTACTTGAGCTTGAGCGTCTTTATCAGCTTGTTCTAATAATTCTTGTATTTTATGCTTAGCAGCTAATCTTTCTTCATCCGTAGTGGTTAGCTTGTCTATTACACCACCAACGTCTTTAATAAGACCACCTGTTAAAAGGCTTAGGATTTTTTTCATTTCATTGACTCGTTTATAGCTTCAGCGAAAGTTCTTTTTTCTTTTTTGCTTCTTGGTCCAGCAGAGTAAGAAATTGAATTACCACTCTTGTCTACTAATTTGTATTTGTTAACTTGACCTTTTTTAGCTGTAACTTCATACTTGCCCTTAAACCTTTGCTTAATCTCTTGTAATCCAGGTATTTCACCTACTTTTGCTTTTGACTGCTTTTCTTTTGGACTAGGATCACTAGGTCCAGTTTTGTAAAAAGGTGTATTCTTTGTTGAACTTTTCATGTCTGTAGTTTTATTATATGCTTCTTTTTCCCAAGGTAAATTTTTAGCTCCTTCATTCATTACTGATCTAGGGTATTTCTTACCTTTCCAATAAACGTTATCGCCATCATAATCTAAATCTCCTCTACTCATTTGATCTAGATGCACTTTTTCGTGCTTTATAACTTCTTCTTTATCTTTACCACTCAAGTGTTTATCTATCAGTATAGAGCCATTGTTTAAAGCTTGACCCATAACACCTTTCTCAGTATCAACCTGGTATATAGGAGTGTTATCCATAGACATTTCACCCATCTTCATACTGAAAGCCATACTAGTATTTACTACAGCTTTTTTTATTTAACGGAGATCCAAAACTTGATTTACAATGCTTAGACATAAAAGATCCTTTAGAATACAAAGGGCTTTTTGATTCACCTTTCATTTTGAATCCTTCACCAGCAGCAACTTCTAATTCTTTTTTCTTTTCGTAGTTACCTTGTTTTTTCTTACCAGTTTCGTAATCGTGGATTGCGTTTCTAGCATAATCTTGCTCTACTTTTGCTTTACTTTTTTTCATAGTTTTTATTTTAACATTTCCATCTTTTTCTAGCGGCTTTACCTCTTTCACCAGTCCAACCTTTAGATCTAGCACAAAAAGATTTTCTTCTTTTAGCAGCTTTGCTACCTGGTTTTACATCACCAGTTACAGCTGTTTGAAGCTTGCTACCCGGGTTTTCTTTCTTGTATTTCTTAACACCAGCAGAAGTCATTCCGGCTCCTTCTTTTGTTGTTCTAAAATTTCTACCTTTTCCTTTTGTAGTTTTTCTAACTTTTAAGAAAGGAGAAATATTTTCTTGAGTATAAGCCATTATTTTTCTTTTTTAATGTTAAGCCATTTACTTAGCGTATATCCTATTGAAAGTAATAATAGTATTACTTTTAAACTCATCTCTATATTTGTAAAAGTTGTCACACCTAAAGTTAAAGTATTTGCTGTGTATAATTTCAAATCACTCATAGCTTTTTTTATTATAAGCCTTTAGCTCTTTGAGTTATAGGTCCTTTTAATGAATCACAACCGCAGTCAGCTAACTTTAGCTTCATACCGTTTATACCTGAGCTAGATCCTTTTCCGTGAGGTCTACCGTCTTGACTTAATGGTCCGTCCCATAAAGTATTTTCTCCTACAATTCCGTTTTTTCCTTTCATAGTTTTATTTTTTATAACCACAGCTTTTTTTAAACAATGGCGCGTTTGATCCTAAAGAGTTTTGTCTTTGAGCTACGTCACCATATATTGATTGTGCATAGTTCTTAGAGCCGTCGTTAAAAAGCGGCTTAGCTGAACCTAACTCGTTTGATGGAGTTGGAGGAACAGTTGTAAATTGAACAGGCTCACCAGTCATTGGATCTACTTGCTCATTGATTAATTGATTGTTCATAGTTATCTATTTTTGTCTTTGTTAACGTTGTTTATGGAGGTTATTAAAACCTTATCAGTATATGTCTTACCCTTCATTATGACGTTTCTTTTCATACTCGTAGGTATGTCTTCAGCGCCAAGCATAATTCTATATATTCTCTGTATAAGTTGTTTACCTTTAAAAGAAACCTTGTATATATGATACTTTTGTGTAGTTCTATTTCTAGGCCTCCAGACTTGCACCCAGTCTTCTTTTAATAATTTATTCCATCTTCTTTTGTCCCAACTATAAGAATATGAACCATCCATAAAATCTTTTTTAGTAAAAAGATCAATACAGTCTAGGTATATTAATAATTCTAAATCAGCATCAGTTAAGTCGTTGTTTTTGCACGCCCACTTTCTTATAATTCTATAATGCTTTAATAAGTTTAAATCTTTAATATCACTAGCCTCTATTCTCATAAAACAATTACAACGTCTTGAAATTTGATAACATAATAAACATCGTTACCTATTTCGACTCTATGACCAGCGTGTTTATCATAAAATATGCTATCACCTTCTTTAACACCTTTAACAAGATCACCACAGTTTACAACTGAACCTTTCTTATACCTGACGTCTTGTCTTTGTGATTCTGTAAGAAGCAAGCCTCCGTCTGTTTTAGACACAGGCGCTTCTTTTATTTTTTCTATAATTATATTACTACCTATTGCTTTCATCTCCAACTCTTAAGTTATTAATTACACAATCAGTTGATAATATAGTTGTGGCTACTGAGGCAGCGTTTTTAAGTGCGCTCTTGGTAACTAACAAAGGATCAATAA